ACCAGTACCCGTGGCTGCCGCGGCTACGTGAAGGCTTCGCCGTTCGCGCCGACTGGGCGGAAGTCCTGGCTGGCGTCGTCGAGATCGCGGCAAGTGAGATCTCGATAGAGAACGCTGATGGCCTCTACGACGAGCATCTCGCGAGCAGCCGAAGCTTCGGCGGCTACGAGGTTGTCGCATGGCTCAAGGTCGGCGACGAGATCGAACGTGTCTACACCGGGAAGATGCAGGCGGTGAGCACGACGGAGACCGGCATCTCCGTCCGGATATACGACGCCCTCTCCGATCTCTCAAAGCCCGCCTATATGGTCGAAGAGGTTCTCGGTAGCGGGGTCTCCGCGCCGACCACAGCGATCCTGAAGATCGCGACGACGACGAGCCTTAACCCTCAGGACGAGGGCAAGCCTGTCAAGCACGTGTGGGGCAAATTCAGCTATATCAAGTATCAGAGCTACGTGAATGCCTCCGACACGACGACGCAGATCTACAAGCCGATTGAGATGGAGGCCGCTCACTGCGTCAGCTACTCGGCCAACAAGACGAACGCTCTAAACCGCACGTGGCGCGCTGCACGCATGCCGTCCGGCGGTCTCCGCACGCAGACGATCGGGACCGTTGACGCGGAATTCCAACTATCAACGGTGCGCTATATCCGCTTCAGCTCGCACGACTTGATCCCAGGCGAGTGGGTAAAGTTTACGGTCGCGGGCACGTCACGCTGCACGAAGGTCGTAAAGGTCGGGACCTTCACCTACAGCGGCACGAGCTACAACTGCGCCTTCGAAGACTTCGCCGCCGGCTACCCGGCGATGACCGGCTCTCTCATCGAGGCGTCGGCCGACCCTATCGTGACCGTCTACCAGCCTAGCGAGACGACGAAGTACTTCGACATCAACCCGCTCTACTACTCGGTGACGACAACTTCCAACGCCTACTACGGGTCGCTTGTCGACGTAGTCTTCCAGAACGGCTGCGAGTTGAATCACACAGGCATGGCGACGATCGACCCGGATCAGCATACCGTCTACGTCACCTGTATCCCGGCTGCCTCGGCCTACGTCGGCGAGTGCATCCAGAGACTGCTGGAGTACGCCGGCTTTACCGTAGACGCGACGACGGTGGACGACTTCGACACCGACCTTGCTCTCCAGGCCGCGTCGAGCATTCCGGCGGTAGGGGAAAGCGACTACCGGAGCTACCGCGAATACCTGCAGGACATGCTGCGGTCAGCCGGGGCCTACGTCCGGATCAACGCCGACGGCGAGGTCGAGCTTCATGCTCTCGCCGCGCCTACAGGCGGCACCGTCGTGCTCGACTCCGACATCGTGCCTGGCAGCTATTCTATCGATCACGACTACCAGGACATGGCCTACGAGCTGCAGCCGGCCAACGAGCACAATCCGACCTATCAGGCGATCAATACCACCTCGGACACGCCGGCGGTGTCGGCTACGGATGAGGAGGTTCTGCGCCTCCACCCGCTCGCGAAGGCGCGCACGTTCAACCACCTGCTCTACGGCATCGAGAGCCGCATCGGCTACCTGCTGAGCCTTCGCAGTAGCCCTCGCCGCATCCACTCCTTTCGGACGACAGGCCGCCTAGCGGGCGCGCTCGTCGGCGATCAGATCACGGTGCAGTCGGCGCTTGTCCGCAACACCGACGACGAGCTTGATCTGATAATCTGTGGCCTAGAGAAAAGTGCCGATGGCGTGACCGTTCGCGCTCTGGAGTTGCCATGACGGCCAGCTTCTCAGCCTATCCCCAAGAGATAAAGTACGCGCGCATTCCGAGCAGCAACACGCTACCGCTCGGCGGCTTCTTCGTGACGCGGGCTACTGAGATCAACGCAGTCGTGCTCTACATGGTCCGTTTCGGAACGGCCGGCGGATCGGAGACGCTGACGCTGAAGGTCTACGGCCACGGCGACTACACCGCGCCGATCGCCAGCTCTGCCGCGCTTACCGTCTCGTCCTTCCAGGGCATCGTCGGCGTCAGCACCAACTGGGTAGGCTGGGCGCGCTTCTCCTTCTCCAGCCCTGTCCCCGTCGGCCCGGATCGGCACTGGCTGCTGGGCCTCGTCGCCGCGAACTACACGCCGTCGTCGTCGTACTTCATTGGCGCGCAATTCGACACGCACAAGCCTTTCAATCAGCCGGCCTGGGGCCAGCACCGTGACATCATCAAATTCCGCATCGAGGAGGAACGCCAATGGCCGGCGCCGTAACTCAGTCCACTGTCTCCGGCGGCGTTGCCGTCACTTCGCAGAGCGCCTTCACTGGCATCAAATCGGTGTCCGGCGGCAACTACACCGTCCTCGACGACGACGGTTATCATACGATCCAAGTGCCGAACAACGGCGCGAACCGGACGATCACGCTGCCGACCGCGGCCGACAATACGGGGCGTCGGCTAACGATTCAGAAAACCGGATCGGACGCTTTTACTGTCGTCGTCGACGGCGAAGGCGCGGAGACGATTGACGGGGCGGCCTCGATCACACTGTACGGACGTGGGTCCGCCGTTTGCCTGCTCGGAACGGCAAGCGGGTGGGAGATCGTTGGGTGGGTGGCTGGCGCCGCCGTCGCCTACACTCCAACTTGGACCAACATCACGCTTTCAAACGGCTCGACCACGGGCTTTTTCCGCCAGATCGCCCCGAGGTACTTCCAGATTAACTGCGAGGTGACCTTCGGCAGCTCGACAAGCGTCGGCGGCACGATCTCCCCAATTCTCCCCAACTCCCTTGCAGTCGACATGGCGGCAATTTCGACCACGCACGTCATCGGAACGACGATCGCGTTCGACAACAGCACGTCTCCGAAAGTCAAGGTCGGCGTTGCATCGATTTCCGGCAGCGGAGCGATAACCTCGGGCAACGACGGTGCTGACACGAACGCAAACGCGACCGTCCCAATGACCTGGGCCAACGGCGACGTTCTGCGCTTTGATATGCGCGTGCCGACGACGCTTTAAAAAAAATCGCCGAAAACCTGTTGCATCCGTGCAACGGGGGCTTCCGCGCTCTCGACGCCATGGTGATTCGTGATGATCGACGCAACCCACGCGTGCCCGCATTGTCAAGAGCTTCGCGACCGCGTCGCGTTCCTTGAGGGATCGATGCGGCTCGCCATGCAAGCCTGCGACAATAATCCCCAGGCATACGAACTTTTGCGCGACGCACTAGAGGCGGACGATGACCCGTTCGGCGACGAGGCGGACGGCGTGATAAAATCGACGAAGGAACCCAAGCCATAGTCGATCCGCCCGGAGGCCCCTGCCATGCGTTCGCTCGCCGTTCTGCTCGCCGCGCTGCTCGCGTTCTCTGCCTGCCAGGCCCGCGCCTCAGCTCCGAGCCAACGGGTGATCGACGAGGTTCGCGCCGCCGATTCGCTCGAAATGCAAACTGAGCGGACGGCGGCTGCTCTTGACCACGTGCTGGCGATCGCTTGCTTTCACGCTCGGCGCGTGGGTCGCGAGGACGTCGCCGATCAGATATGCGGCGATTGGGAGCGGCGCTTCCGCCCGTACCTCATGAACGTGATGGCCGAGGGTCTCGGCGACCACAAGCCGCTGTCGGACTGGCTCGCCGTCGTTTGCATGACGCTTCGCGAAATTCTCGGCGAAACGACCTACGTCGCCTTGCATCTCGACGACCTCGACATAATCAACTTCGGGCTGCCGGTCATGTTCGACCCGCACGCGTCGGCGCAGTGGTGTCGCGAGCCGCCCGATACGGAATGCGGCGAGGAATACGTCGAGCACACGGCGCCGGTCATCGGCGTCACGACGTTCTGGGGCACCTATTGGGCGTGCGTCGGCGGGACGATCGGCGTCGGCCTGGCGCTTTCGTTCGTTTGCACGCCGGCCGCCATGCTAACCGAGCGGCTCGTTTTGATCCGCGTTGCGCCTGGCATCGCCGAGCGAATCTGGGCGCGCAACAATGGCTGAAGCTGCCGTCATCGCTCTCCGGCCGCGGCGCTTCGTGCCGGTCCTGTGCGTCTACACGTACTGCAAGCGCGAGGGCTTCGCGACGCGCACGGCCAGCGATTCGGTGATGATCCAGGTCGCTAGCTCGCACAGCATCATGCGATGCTGGCTCGCCGCGGCGAAGGCGCAGCAGGGAGCGCGTGCCACTGGCTTCGAGCTACAATGGTATCTTCCGCAGAACGGCAAGCCGACCTTTTAGGGGAGAGCCCTCGCGTTGCTGGACGTAGGCTCGAAGATCACCGTGACCTTGGTCCTCGCAGTCGGCGGCCCGCTCCTCGGCGCCGTCGGCTGGGCAGCGCGGCACGCGGCTTCTGAGGAAGCTCTGCACGAGGAGGTTCAGGCCTGGAATGCGCGGCACGCTGCGCTGCAAAAGCAGGTGTCGGACAATCAGGCCGAGATCTCCAAGTCGCTGCAGATGCTCTCGGTGCAGGCCGCCGTGACAAGCGCGCGCGTGGACCTTGTGGTAAACTACCTGGGCGCCGACAAAGCCAAGCAGCACAAGTAGTGCTGCGATTCGATAACAGCCCATGCATGGGGATCACGACATGAATTCGCCCGCCAATCCTGCCGATTCGTTTCTCAACTTTCCGCCGTGGGTCGAGAGCGCTCTGATCGCGCTCCTGAAGAAGTACGTCCCGGCCGACAAGGTCGCGGCGGCTCTGCAGGGCCTCGTCGATCAGGCGTGGAGCCACATCGACGCCTTCGTCAAGTCCACGCCCAACCCGTGGGACGACGCCGTCGCCGCGAAGGTCAAGGACGCGCTCGACAACTGCGCGGCCGGCGGTGACTCCGACACGATCTGCCGCCTGCTCGGCCAGGGCAAAGCGGAATTCGTGCGGATCCTCCGCAACCTCGTCGCGACCACGAAGACGAAGCTCGACGACGCCGCCGTCGACATCGTCGCTCAGGCCCTCGGAGTCGCCGGCTAACACCGAAAAAGGTGGCCGCTGGCGCCCGCTCCTTCGCCGGGAGTCGAGAGAGCCTGGCGACACGGCTTCACCCAAAACAGCCCTCGGCATCGCTAGTACCGGTGTCGAGGGCTTCATAACGCGAGGACCCGCCCCATGCCTGCCTGGCTGCCGATCGCCCTCCGCTACGCCGATCTGCTCAAGTACGGCCCGACCGTCTGGAGCATCGCCGTCGAGGTTTATCGGCTCGTCGAGAAGATGCGCGCCGAGGGCAAGGACGACCAGGCCCTCTGGTTCAAGAACGGCATCGAGCACGAGCTTGTCGCCTACTCGCGGCTGCCGAGACAGTGGCGCCGCGGCGAGGGGCGTAACGGTCTCAAGTCCGTGCGAGCGGGAGCGCGGAAGGCGGTCGGCCTCGCATGACGCCGACGAAGCCGAGCTGCCCCTTCTGCCGGAGCGACCGCTACGGGGCCAAGTGCCCATGCGCCTCGCGCCTTGCGACGGCACACCCGGATCTCCAGCGCGTCGTGCGGCGCGTGGCTCTTGAGCGAGCTATCCGCGTGCTAGTCGGCCACCGCAACGAGGTCGATCAGCATGCGGCGTACGTGCATAAATTCTCGCGCGTGGACTGGCCCAACTCTCCGCACAACCGGCGGCCGGCGATGGCGGTGGACATCGCGCCGATGCCGATCGACTGGAAGGACGTCGCCGCCTTCGCCGCGATGGGCGAGGCGATGCTCGCCGCGGCCGAGGAGCTAGGGGTCGAGCTGCGCTGGGGCCGGGACTTCAAAGGCCTCGCCGACTGGCCGCACTTCGAGCTAGCGGGCTGGGCCTCGCTCCCCTAGGCCCCTCATCCCAGGACGAAATTCAACGAATAGCCCTGCGATTGCGGGGCTTTATAATTTTTATCTAAAGCTTTCCCAGGGACTGCCGATAAGGCTAATGTGTGGCACGAAATACCCCCCCCGAGAGGGGAGAAGGAGAATCCCGAATGAAGATCAATGCTAACCGCCTCGCCGAGATCCTGGCCGACCTTGCCGACACCTCCTCCCTGGAAGTCGAGGGCTGCGAGCTGGAAGGCGTCGCCACCTTCGAGGCGGCCGGCGTCCTCACGACCGATGCCGGCTTCGTGCTCAGCCTGACGAACGGCGCCGAATTCCAGATCACGGTGGTGCAGTCGCGGCGCGCCCGGAAGGAGGAGGGCGACACGGTGCGCTGCCAGGATTGCAAGCGCCGCGTGCCGGTCGAGGAAGCTGAGGAGGCCGATGGCCTCTATCTCTGCGGGCGCTGCCTCCACCAAAGCCTTGAAGGAGGCGAAGCATGATCCCGCGCCTCCCTCGCCCGATCCCGGCCGAAGGCCCCTGCGAGCACTGCGACAAGCCGGCGCCCTTCCAGGGCATCAACTACGGCGGCTTCGCCGAGTACTGGCACGAGGCCTGCGCCGAGGGCTGCGAGCCGCCGGAGCCCGATCCTTCTCCCAGCTCGACCGTCGAGGGCGCCTACGCCGCCGCGGCTGAGCAGAAGTACGGGGATCGCTGGTGAGGATCTTCCGCGTCGTCTCCCGCTCCTCCTTTAAGCAGGGGCATCACCGCACGCTCCGGATGGTCGTCGAGCTGGCCGAGGCCGACGGCCGTCCCGCCGGCGTCCTGCTCGAAGCTCTCCGCAAGCCAACGAAGGGGCCTTGGTACTTCGCAGGCCGGGCTCTGCTCTCCGAGGCCGAGGCCTCCTCGGCCGACGACACCCTAAACGTCGCCTGGGCGACCACCAAACCCGAGGAGTGTTCCACGTGAAACAATCCCGCGCCAAAGCCCCAAAACGGGGCCGCCAATCGCCGATCGGCCCCAGGCCCGGCCGCAAGCCGGTCGGCGGCGCCGGCGTCGCCACGGGCACGCTGCGCCTCCGTGTGCCGGAGCCGATCCTTCGGGCAATTCAGGAGCAAGCCGAGCGCCGGGGCATCACGGTCAGCGAAGTTGTCCGGGAGGTTCTGGAGCACCAATTTTCTGAGGAGGATGCAGCGTGAGGACTTCACTGATGATCTGTCGCGGCGTCGGCAGGCTCCTCTCGCCAGACAAGAAGCCGCCGGAGCCGCCGGAGCCGAGTGCTACGTGCCCCGCCTGCCACGGCCTAGGCGAGGAGCCCAGCCAAGATGGCCTGGAGCTTCTGCGCCTTCTCACGTGGCGACTCCTGGACGATCGAGCCAAGGAGCAGGGGGAGCGGCCGTGATCTTCAACACGATATCCACAGGCTACGACTTCGAGCTCCGTCTCGGCGTCGAGGCCCCGGGCGCCATCGACATCGACATGCTCTTCGTCGTCGAGCGCGACGGCCAAGCCACAGCCCTAGGCGCCTTCGAGGTGATCGGCCTCGGAGAGCACGGGCCGGAGCGCGCCCGCTCGCGCGCCGAGCTGGTCGCCTGGCTCGGGCAGGCGGAAGTCTATCGCATCGAGGAGACGGGCACCGCGCACTACCGCGCCAAATTCCACCCCGAGGAGGAGGGCCGATGAGCAGCAGCACAGGAGGAGGCTTCGCGATGCACATGCACATCGAAGCGATCGAACGCGCGGCGGCCGGCGCGGCGAAGCTCAACAAGCCGCTCTATGTGATCGGCGTTGGCAACAAAGCCGAGACCTGGGCCTGGGAGATCTTCTCCATCCCGCCGAGCCACCGCCGCTCGCACTGGCGCTGCGATCCCAACGGCTTCGTCTGGTCGCACGAGCCGAATTCGGAGGAGCGCATCGTCTACGAGCGCTGCTTCGGCATCGAGCGCGCCATCGGCCGCCGGAACACCTAGGGCTCGTCCGGATCGAACGGCTCAAGATCTTCCGGAGGATCGGGCGGCGGTACGAAGAAGTACGTCGTCTGATCCTCCGGCTCTTCGTCGTCATCTTCCCGGTCGGCGAGCCAGGCGTCGTACATCGTGATGCTCTCCAGCGTGATGATCTCAACCTCGCGCGGCGGCGCGAAGGCGACGACGTGGCAGGAGGCGCAGACGCAGGCGGCCGCTAGCACTTGAAGCCCGCCTTTAGGAAGTTGTCCCAGAGCGCATCGCCGAGCAGCACGTCGAGCTGGTAGATCTGGCGATGCGAGAGCTTGAATCCGGTAGCGAAGCAGACCGCGTGCAGGCCCTCGTGGATGATCGCGCGACACAGGCGCCGCCCGCGCAGCCCATCCCACAGGCTGATGGATCGCTCGTCGCCATCGCAGAAGCCGTGGATGTTATGGCCGCGCATTGGGCAGAGCGCGTTCATGTCGTCGCGGTCTAGGAATTCAACCGCCCACCACTTGCCGGCGATCTTGATGCGCGGCGGTATGTAGTCGGCCAGCCTCACAGCGGAATGAACCTCGGGCCGCGCTCGTCGATCACGCCGACGCCGTGCGTCCATCGCGCGAAGCGGCGCTGCATCCCGTAGGAGAGCGGGCGCGTGTACGGATTGCCGAGATAGCCGGCATTCAGCTCCCACGTAGTCCTGTTGCCGAGCCGATGATAGATGACGCCGCCGACGTGGCTGTGGCCGGTGACGGTGCTCATCCTGTTATGCCAAGCGTGATCGCCGAGCTTCGAGCGGAAGCCGTGCATGTAGCAGATGCCGCCGATCACGAGTTCGTCGCGCTCGGACGGCTGAGTCGTCACGTCGTCGAATTCCCAGAGGCGCCGATGCACGTCAACGAGGAACGGCTCGAATTCCGGGAGCGCTTCCATCACGCGCTTGACGATGCGCTCGTCGTGGTTGCCGATCAGTTGGTGGAGGCGTGCCTTCTTTCCGGCCGCCGCGCGCACTGCCTTCCAAAACGCCGCGGCATCGGCGCGTCCGATCTCCAGCTCTCGCTTCGGCGTCATCACGTTGTGCGATCGCGGGAAGCGACTGAAGGAGAAGAGATCGTAGAGATCGCCGACCTGGACGACGAGATCGGGCTTTAGATCACGGACGACGCGCAGCGCCCGCTGTAGCGCACCTTTGTGCGCGAACGGGAAATGTGTGTCCCCGAATGCCACGCATGTCGGCATGCGTTAATCGTCGCATGAATTCAGCGGAAGCGCTTGCGGCGCACGGCTTTCACGTACTTGTGCAATCCGCGAAAGAGCGGCAAAAGCTCCAGCATCATCTGTAGGTCCTGGTAGTCCGCAGGCCAGTGGAGGCCGCGCCGGTGGCGCTGACGGATCGTGCGCAGAACCTCGAGGCTCGGGCCGTAGAAGAGGAGCACGAGCCTGGCGAGGAGCAGCAGCATTCAATAGCCCGAATACCGCTGAACGCGCGGGCGCTCGCCGTTGCCACACCACGTGGACCAGCGACCCTGATACGGGTAAAGCGCTTCGAGGATTGCGCGCTCGCTCAGATCCTTCGCTTGGAACCGACCATTCTTCACGGCACCACCAGCCAGTACCCCTGGCACTTGATCTGCCACTGCGTCACGTCGAAGAACACCACGCGCGCTTGATCCCACGTCGGGCAGTAGCGCGTTGCGCGCTCGAAGCTGAGGCGCGAGGTGGTGGCGCAGCCGGGAAGAAGAAGCGAGAAGATGATGCAGGCGGCCAGGAGTCGAACCTGGTTGTCGTAGTCTTCGGCGTCCCTATAGCTACGCTCCGGCGTAGGCCGGTGACTTCCCCGCAAGTCGAGCCGCCTGCTGTTCAGCATAAAGTGAACAGTGGCCCAGGCCGAACAGTTCACTTCTCGCACCTCCCCTCGCGGTGCCGTTTCCGCATCGCGTCCCAGCCGCAGTTGCATAATAAGTCCCGGCCGACCACGCAACGGTTAAGATGCCCCGCATAGTCCAGGACTTCGGTTAGCTCGGCATCGGCGAGCGCGAGCCTTTCGCGCAGCGTGTCAACGCGCCAATCCTTGCCGTCGTGCCACACCAACTCGCCGTTGCGGTAGCCATCGAGTTGCTCCCGCGCCGCCTTCAGCTCGGCCTTCAAGTCGTCTACCTGGCAAAGCGACCTCCGTAGCTCGTCATTGAGCATTTCCGTTAGTCTCGCTTGGTGCGCGACGGCTGAGTCCGCCTCGGCGTGTCGCTTATCTAGCTCGCTTTGCACTAAGTCAGGGTCAATCACTCCCCCTCCTCCCCGCCTTGGTCCTTCGCCAGGAGGTCGCGGGCGCGCTTCGCCGCGTCGTCCCAAGCCTCTTGCGGCCAGTCCTCCCAGTTCTCCGAAATCTCCCTCAGCAACGCCTCCGCCGCCTCAGCCCTGCGGAGCGCGGCGTCGCGTTCGGCTACCAGCCGACGAATCGCAAGCGCCGCGAGGCGCTTGCGGGGCGTGGTCATGGCGTTTCCTTCTTGTCGCTAGGCGGCTTGCCCGATGCGGAGTCGATGATGCGTTTGCCGTTGCACGTCGGGCAGAGAAGAGTGCGAAAGCCGAACGAATCGAACGTGCGGCCAGTACCGTCGCATATTGGGCAGCGTTGCCAGGTGTTGCTCACTTCTTCCTCCCTCCGCCTGCGCCGTGGGGCGCGTTTAGTGTTCAAATGCTCCCGCTCCTGCTCCCGCTCCAGCTCCCGCTCCTGCTCCCGCTCCAGCTCCCGCTCCCGCTCCCGCTCCTGCTCCTGCTCCCGCTCCAGCTCCCGCTCCCGCTCCTGCTCCCGCTCCTGCTCCCGCTCCCGCTCCAGCTCCCGCTCCCGCTCCAGCTCCGGCTCCAGCTCCCGCTCCCGCTCCTGCTCCCGCTCCCGCTCCAGCTCCGGGGGTGCCAGCGCTGTTTCTGGCTACGCATTGATGACCCCGTAACTCTCAATAGCAGCCGTGCGGATGCGCCATTCACCAGAGATGCGCTGCGCGTCTTTGAACGAGCTGCTAGTGAATGGGCCGGTTTCGTACACCACGTAGGCGTCCTCCAGGAGCACATCGGTCGTATTCACGCCGACCAGCTTGCCGGCGTAAATGTAGTTCATGCAGAACAACGTGACCTTGCTACCCAAGAGCGCATCCAGCCCTTGGCCCTCGACTTCGGTAACCGTTACGATTTTCTTCACTTGGTTCTCCTGAGGGCAGCGATGGAGCCGCCGTGGGGCGCGGCGTATATCGCGAATCCACTCACACCAGAAACAGCGGCACGCCTTCAGTTTCGGCGCTCGCTTGGTCATGGCTGCGGTCTCCAATTCCAGAAACACGATGAACAGTAGTAAGACCCGTTGCCCCAGGGATACATGCCGCCACCGCAGTGCGGGCACCAGACTGGCGCCTTGCTCATCCCCCACCTCCCGCGCCGGACGTGGCGGCGTCGTAGTCAGTCAAGGCCGCGTGGAGTGCCCATGCCGCTTTGGTAATGCGCCCTTCCTCTTGGCCGGTGGACGGATGGCATGCGTCGCGCCGCAACGCCAGTTCCTTGGTGACCGCCTTGCGCGCCACCTCGAAGCAAGTCGTCGTCGCCCGCGATGCGTTCGAGTTCTGCGGAAATGGGTCATGCTGAATACTCCTTGGAAGTTAGGTGCCAGCGACCGCACGCGTCGCACTCGTAGGCGCGCATCGCGCCGTGACCAACCTTCCCCCCGGTGTTGATCCGTTGCGCCGCCGCGCGGGCACTGGCCTGATCTTTATATGCTGCCTTCACGTCGCAGCGCGAGCGGATGGCCTTGCCACGCTTGTTCCGTAGCATCCGCTCGATGAACCGTTGCTGCGATCCCACGTCAGGAACCCGTGCGGACGATCGCCGCGATCACGCTGGCCGCGATGAAGATCCAAACGGCGAAGGCCGTTCCGAACGCCACCGCCTTCACGAAGCCGATCACGTCGCCGCCTTTCCGCGCCACTGGCACACAGCTTCATAGACGACGATGCCGAGGCCGACGAGCGCGTAGGCGGTTTGCACCGCGAAGAGTTGGAGGCGTTTCATACTGGCCTCCGGTGCTTCAACTTCCGCGTCGCCGCCCGTGCCTTCGCGCGCCGAAGCCCGAGCGATGCGAGGCCGTCGATCACCGGGCCGGGGGCAGCGTGGAACCAATCGGCCAAGATGCCGATGACCTCCTTGACCTGCGCGATCGACACTTGTTTCTTCAAGCCTTCGCGCCGTGTGATTTCGGCGGCGGCGTCGTTCCAGTTCATTTTTGCTCCTCTAGAAGTTCGATTAGCTTGTCGGCCATGCGTTTGAAATGTTTCCGACGGGCGTAGGCGTCGGCGGCGGCGGCGGCGTCGGCGTAGGCGTAGGCGTCGGCGTAGGCGTAGGCGGCGGCGGCGGCGTCGGCGTAGGCGGCGGCGGCGGCGTAGCCCCGAAGGGCCTTATACGCGCCGTCACGTGCTAGAACCCAGTCCTGGCGCGAAGGGCGGTCGCCCGCGATTTGTCGGCGGAACAGCTGGATGACGACGTCAGTCGCCTCCTGACCCTGCGGCGAGCAGAGACGCTTGGTGCCGTGCTCGGGATCCTCTAGGAGCCACAGCAGGAACCTGTCCCAGACGCCGCTGAGGTCGGCGCCGACGTGGATCGCGGAGAGGAAGCGCTCGGGCCACGCCTTGGCGTCAGCCGGCGCCATGCCCTCGAAGATGCGGTCCTCAAGACGCGCCAAGATTCTCGGGATGCCGAGTTCGGTCTCATAAGCGCCGTGCTCGCCGCTGTGGACAGTGCAGCCCACCGCGCAGCCCTTGCCCTTCTCCCAGTAGACGCCTTGGATGATTTCGTCGGCCGCTGCATGGGCGCGGACCCGAGCGAGGTATTTGTCTTTGATGGCCTGGTCGCCGTGGAACGCCTTCACTGCGCCGCCCCCTTCGCTGCCTTCAGAACTTCGGCGGCGCTGCGCAGCTTCGCCGCGTCGAAGGTTGACGGATCGCCTTTGATGATGGTCGCGACATCGACGCCGCGGGTGATCGCCGCCTCCATCGCGATGTCGAATTCTCCGCGCGCCTCCTGGAGCGCGTCGAGATCATCGGCACCTCGAACAACCGCTGCGCGCTCCGGATCCGGCTTCACCGGCTCGGGCTTGTGTTCAGCGTCGAGCACGTCCCAGTTGCCCTGGGAGTCGTCGCTGCGGTTGTCGAGGTTGAGAGCATCGGCCATCTCCGGCGACTGCGGCAGGTACTTGCAGAGCCGGCGCACGACCGTCTTCCGCGCCATCTCGGCGAAGTGCTCTTTCCACACCGGGTTGTTCGTGCGCTTGGCGATCCGGTCGATCTCGGCGCGCGTCATCACTTCGCGCTGCGGCTCGTCGCAGCCCTTGATCTTGGCGATCGCATAGGCGTAGGTGATCTCGCCGCGATCCTCTTCGGTAGACGGGACGTGCACGATCCCCTCGTCGTCGCCGTAGGCGAATCGGAATTCGTCCTTCGCGTAAACGACACGCGCCCGGATCGCCTCGACGCGCCCGCTCCTGCGCGCGAGATCGATCAAGCCGCGGAAGCCGGTGATGACGTTGCACTCGACGGTCCGGAGCTGCGTGTTACGGAAGGGGATCAGGTACGCGTGGCCGAGGCCGCTGCCTGGCTCCAGCCCGAGCTGGCTGCACTTCACGATCGCGCCGAGGAAGGACATCGGGTCGCACTCGCCAAGACCCTTGACGGTTCGGAATTCCGTCAGCGCGATGCGCAGCATCCTGTCGGGCGTCATGTGCTTCGGAAGGGCCGCCTTGATCTGCGGAGCCATCTTCTGCATCAAGACCTGAAGCGAGCGCGAGCGCTGCTCGGCGACGGTGAGCTGCTGGTTCTGCGGCGGTGGCTGCTGCTGCTGCTGGGACATCGGGATCATCCTCCAATTTCGTCGGTGACAAGGTGCCGCCCGCGATCTAGCCGGGCGAAGTCGCATGTGAAGCCGCGCTTGAGCTGGGCCGCAAGCGCCTTGAGGTCCCACGAGAGGAAGGCCTCCGTGCGCTTGACGAGATCGCCGAGCGCGAGGTGGTCCTCAGCGGTGGGCTGACGCAGCACAGTCACCTTCCACGGCGACGGCCGCGCGGAGAATTTGACCTCCGTGCCGCGCACCTGATCGCGCCCGCTCGCGTTCAGAACCTCGAGCACGCGCCCGCGGATCTCTCCGGCCCTCGTGCGGTGGCGGCGCGCCTTGGCGATCAGCTTGTCGGCGCGCTCCTCCAGCTTGTCGGCCTGCTCCTCGTCGGCGCGGATGCACTCGCGCACTTCGTCCACGTCTTCGGCCGTGGCCAGGTCGCCGACGATCTCGACGGGGTCGGCGCGGTAGTCGAGGGTCGAATCGAGCGCCCGCGCGGCGCGCAGAAATTCTTCGCGTGACAGCGGCGGGGCTGCCTGCTCTTCGGTGTCCATGGGCTTGGGGGCTCCTGTGGGGTTTACTTGCTCGGAACAATAGCCTAAGATTCTGGAAGAATAAATACGAAAATCTTGAGGCCCCCACACAAATGACCATGCTCGATTGGCTGCGCGCCAACCGCTACACGCAGACTGCGCTAGTGCGGGCGATGCGCGCGCAAGGCTCACGGATCGACTGCACCGTGCTCTCCTACATCCTCCGCGGCATTGGCCCGATCTCCGCGAAGAAGAGAACGGAGCTCGTCGCCGGCTTCGGCGCGCTCGGCGCCTCGGCCCAGGATATCAGCGCCATGACGGACCTCTGGGCCGGGCACAAGCCCGCGCAGCAGGAGGATGCTCGTGGCGCGAGTCAACGTTGAAGAACGGGCCTTCGCCGACGGCCGCGTAAATCGGCTCGCGAAAAAGATGGGCTGGCGCGATTCGACTGCGATCGGCCACCTCGTTTTTCTGTGGCGCGACAGCCAGGAGGCCGAGGCCGCTCGCGGCACGGCGGAGCAAATCATCTTCTGGTCGCGCCTCGACGATGCCGACGCGAGCGAGCAGGAGAAGTGGGTCCGAGCGCTGGGCACTTTTGGCTACATCCGCGAATCTAAGACGCCCGGAGAGTGGGAGATCGCGGGCAACGCTGACCAAATCGCAGGCATTCAGAAGGCCAGGGGGAAGGCGAAGAAGGGGGGAGAAGCCACAAAGTCTAAGTGGCTGGAATTGCGTGACGCCGAAGGCTACAAGCCTGCCACAAGCAGGCCACAGGCAGGCTCCAGCCAGGCTCAATACAATGCAATGCAATTCAACTCAAAGAGAGAGAGAGAGTCGGATAGCGCCCGAGAGGCGCCGTCGGCTGTCGCCGACCCCCCCAAGCCGAAGGTCGATCTCGTCGCCATCTGGAACGCCCACAGGGGAGGCCTGCCGGAAGCACGCCCGACGAAGGGCCGCCTGGCGAAGATCGCCGCTCGGCTTCGCGAGGAGGCAGCGCCCGCGTACTGGGAGGGTGTCGTGCAGCGGCTCGCCCGGTCGGCCTTCGCCACCGGCAACAACGACCGCGCCTGGCGCGCTGACTTCGGCTGGCTTGTCCAGAACCCCGAGAACCACGTGAAGGTCAGCGAGGGCAAGTACGACAACCGCGATCGCGCGGCTGCGTCCGATCCGTTCGCGTTTCTGCAAAACATTCCAGACGAGGGCAACGCAAGGTGAACCACTCAGAGTTTGCGTCGATCACGAGGGAGCTTCTGCTCGACGCATGGGGCGAGAAGTTTTATCCGCAGGCGCAGCTCGCCGCGCTCTTCCGGATGATCGGCGGTATCAGCGGCGCCGAGTACCGGCAGGGGCTCGAGGCGGTGAGCATCACGACGGCGCGAGCTCCGTCTCTCGCGCAGATCAAGGCGGCGTGCCTGCCGGCGATTCAACGCGGCTTTCAGTCGCGGCGAGAGGAGCAGCTTAAGCAGCTGCCGGGCTGCGACTGGTGCGCAGGCACGGGATGGATCACGGCTCTCAAGCGCGCCGATCCGACTTTCGACTTCGCCTTCCTCTGCTCCAAGTGCCGAGCGGCCGAGCTGCGCGGCTTCACGTGCTCGCACGGATCGCGCTGGTGGAAGGACGACGACAACGAGCACTTCATTCCGCGGCTTCACCGGAGCGAGGTGGCGCAGGAGTGCGCGCGCATACAGGTCGAGGCGTTCGCCGCGGAGGCCGAGCAGTACCGGCGCATGGTGGCGGGGAGAGCACAGCGATGATCGACCCCAAGCGCCGCATGGCAATTCGCGCAGCGCTTCGCAAGCTTTGGCTCTGGAGTCCCGAGCGCACAGAGGCGCTTCGCCGAGCGCGCGGCAAGCCGAAGTCGTGGGGCTGGCTCTGCGCGCAGTGCAACCAGTTCACGCAGAAGCCGCAGGTGGACCACATCGTGCCGGTAGGCCCGACGCCGGGAGCGAAGGGGAGCGAGGGCGTAACTTGGGAAGCGTTCTTAGATCGCCTGTTCTGTGGCGCCGACGGGCTGAGGGTCGTCTGCGGCCCCTGCCATTTGCAAATCACAGACGAGCAGCGTAGCGTCAGCGAAAACCCCAAGAAGGAGCCCGTCGCGTGAAGAAGAGCAACGACACCGATCGCCCGATGTTCGCCGAGCATGATCGCGAACGCCTCGCCGAAGTGGACCACGAGATCGCGAACGTCTCGAACGAGATCGCGCTCGACGAGGGCCTGCTCGAAGAGATCACCTACGAGCCGAAGAGGCGGATCAAGGAGAACAAGGCGCGCCTCGGCACGCTGCTCGCTAACCGCCGCTTCCTGCGCGGCGAGGTGGAAGCGACGCCGAGCATGACGCCGGCGCCAGATCCGGGAGCGCGCGTCGCGATCGTCGGCGGCGCAATGAACGGCGACAAGCTGGCGAAGGCCGCAGCCGCCGCGCGAGAGTGACTTGACACGCGGCAGTGCATCGCGCACGCTGCTCGAATCGGGATCATCACGAAACTCCTTTTCTGCTCGGCGCCCCAGCCCCAAAAAGGTCGGAGCGCCGAGTGATCCCCGAAGCCCCCAAGGCAGAGCCCCCATGGATCTTCGCAACCCACGCAGCCGCCAATCCGTCGCTGCTTCACCGCTAAGGAGCCACCCCAATGGCAGCCTCTCGCATCCCCATGTCCGACTCGATCAAGGCAGAGCTGGCAATCGGCCGCATCGCCGCGAAGCACACCGCCTCGGCCTACGACCGCGTGCGCGTCCTGCGCCGCTGCCTGGAGCGCGCCGAAGAAGAGCAGCGCCTGGAGATGGCCAACGGCCCGAAGAAGCCCAGCGACCTCGCCTCGCCGGCGACGGGCCTCGTGCCGCCTTCGGCCCCGTGATACAATCTCCTCAGCCTCGTCAAGAATAAAACTTCGAGAGCCGCCACGACATGGAAGTCCAGCGCCGCCCCATCGCCAGCACAGACCCCATCAAAGGCAGCCTTGCGCATCTCGGGCATCAAGCCGAGCGTTTTTTTTCTCGCGTAGATGTCGCCGAAAACGGGTGCTGGGAGAAGTCGTGGGTGCACGTATGAAAGTCACACGCGTCCCGATCGACTCTCTTGCGTTCGATCCAGCGAACGCGCGCAAGCATGATCGGCGGAACCTCGACGCCATCAAGGGCTCGCTTGCGAAGTTCGGGCAAGTCGAGCCACTGGTGGTGCAGAAAACGACAGGTGTCGTGATCGGCGGCAACGGTCGCTTGGCCGTAATGCGCGAAATCGGAATGAAGGAAGTCGATGTTGTCGAGGTTGATCTCTCCCCGACGCAAGCGACCGCGCTGGCAATCGCCTTGAACCGCACCGCCGAGCTGGCCGAGTGGGATAGCGAGGCTCTCCAGGCCCAGCTCAAGGCCCTCCAGCTCGACGACTTCCCGATTGCCGAGATCGGCTTCGAGGCCGTCGATCTGGGGAACGGGACTGGCGAGGGTGAAGGCACTGCCGGCGACTACACGAACAAGATCGAAGCTCCGATCTACGAGCCTAAGGGGCCGTGCCCGAAGCTCACCGAGCTTGTCGACCTGGCGAAGCGCGACGAGCTGATGGCAGCGATCAACCAGGCCGAGATACCGAGCGACGTTCGGATGTTCCTCGCGCTCGCGGCTCAGCGGCATGTCGTCTTCAGCTACGACAAGATCGCCGAGTACTACGCCCACGCGCCGGCCGACGTACAGGATCTGATGGAGCGTTCGGCGCTCGTCATCATCGACTTCGGCAAGGCCATCGAGAACGGCTTCGTGCAGATGTCGAAGGAGATCGCCACGCTCTACACCGAGAGCGGCGGGGGCGAAGACGATGAGGGGTGACTTCGCCGCGTTTATCCTGAGCCACGGCCGGCCCGACAAGATCGTGACGCTGCGCGCACTGAAGGCCGCCGGCTATACGGGCCGGATCTTCATCGTGATCGATGATCTCGACAAGGCGCGCGATCGCTACGTGGAGCAGTTCGGCGATCAGGTGCTCGTCTTCGACAAGCGCGCGATCGCCAAGCTCGTCGACAACGGGGACAACTTCGGCGATCTCAGGACGACGACGCACGCGCGCAATGCGATCTTCGACTTCGCGAAGCAACTCGGGATCAAATATTTCGTCCAGCTCGATGACGACTACACCGGCTTTCAGTACCGATTCAACGAGCGCTTCGTCTATGAGCTGCGCGCGCTGCGCAATCTCGACGCGATCTTCGACTCCATGGTGCGCTTCCTCGAGTCGTCCGGCATCGACTGCGTCTGCATGGCGCAGGGCGGCGAGTTCCTGCAGGGCAAGGACTCTTGCACGATGAGCGCGAAGCGCAAGGCGATGAACAGCTTCGTCTGTACGACTGATCGGCCATTCCGGTTCCTGAGCCGGCTCAACGAAGACGTGAACACCTACGTGAGCCTCGGCGCGCGCGGGAAGATCTTCCTGACGACGCGACAGATCAGCCTCAACCAGGCGCAGACGCAAGCGACGGCCGGCGGCATGACGGATGCGTACTTGAAGTACGGGACGTACGTGAAGAGCTTCACGACGGTGATGTACCAACCGAGCTCCGTGAAGGTGGCGATGCTGATCGGGACGAAGCAGAATCGCATCCACCACCGCATCGCCTGGAAGAAGACGGTGCCGATGATCCTGCGCGAGGATCTGCGCAAGCCGAGGGCAGCGGCATGAGCCTGCATTTTCTCAACGACAAGGCGTGGACCGCAGCGAACGTGCTCGATGTGGCCGCGAAGCAGGCAGCACACGGCGAGATCAAGCATGTGGTCATCGTCGCCAAGTACGAAGATGGGACGCTCGCGATGCTCTCGCTGTTGGCGGCTGTACTGAATCGCCGGCTGCTGATTGAGATGGATCGAACCACCGAGGCGCCGACATGAGCAAGCGCGCACCGATCCCCGACAGCGAACGCCCCCGCGTCTTCCGCGCGCTCGATGTCCTCCGCGACCAGATGCGCGAGGGCTGGCAGCCGAACCTGATGGTCAACAAGGCGATGGTCGAGCTGATCGCGCTCCAGGAGTCGCGGCGGCCGTGCTCGTGCAGGCAGTGCGACCTTGCGCGCTTGGCGTTCGAGAACGCCGTGCTCGGCGGGCCGGAGGTGAAGCCGAGTGGCGCGTGAGCTTTTCGTAATCGACGAGACGCAGATCGGGCAAGCCGAACGGCTGGCCGGCGTCGGGCTGAACAACGACCAGCTCGCGGGCTATTTCGGCTGCAGCCCCGCGACGTGGGACGAAGTGCTGAAGCGCCAGCCTGAGGTAAAGCAGGCGATAGAAAGAGGGCGCGCCAAGGCGATAGGCTCCGTCGCGTCATCGCTCTACCAGCAGGCGACGACGAAGGGCAACGTCACCGCGCAGATCTTCTTCTTGAAAACACGAGCACGTTGGCGCGAAGCCGAGCGTGCTGACGACGCGAGCGAGAGCGCGCCCACCATTCAAATCGGCTACAACCCGAACAAGCGAGGAGCCCCCAGCGATGAGCGAAGAGACGAAGGACGAGATGACGGCGATGGACGCGACGGGAGAGGCGCCGACGAAGAGCGGCCAGAAGGTGGTGCGCCGCCCGGCGGGGCAGGAGCCGATGCCGACGAGCGCGGACGCGCAGCGGGCTAACTTCCGCCTGCGCGGCAATCGCAAAGCCTGGCACCACCTGTTCATCAGCGACGTCGGCAAGCACATGAAGAACGTGTCGATCAAGAAGGGCGCGCCCGACATCCGCCTGATGGACCACAAGCACATCTTCCACACGCACAACTCCTCGCTCGTGCCGCAGCAGTACTGCTCGACGACGGGCGGGCACTTCCACGAGATCGAGTGGGGCATAGACAAGAACGGCCAGCCCTACATCAAGCGCTGCGGCCCGCCGCTCACCTACCGCTACGTCTCGAAGCCGAGCGGCCAGAAGAAGGTGAAGGGTCCTGTGCAGTGGCGCGATCGCGAGAGCGACGACGATGAGGCTGGCGAGCAGAAGATGATCGTCGACAAGCACACGCACGCCTTCGAGTACCAATACTCCGAGGAGCTGGGCGAGCGCGGCGGCCGAGTCTCGCCTGAAGTAGCGAACGCTCCGAACGAGACGGCAGAGGCGCAGGCCCTCGGGATGCGGATGTGACGACCGTCTACGCCCACCCGATTCAGGCGCACTGTCCGCACCAGACGGCCGGGCTCTGCGCCGGATGCTCGTTCCTGCTCGCCCGGATGCTGGAGAACGTCCCGGCATTCGAGCGGGCGGCCGAGCTTGGGGCCACGGCTCGCATCGCGAAGGAGCAGACGGGATGACGGCGAGCGATCTGCTCTGCGTGCTGGCGTATATCGGCATCGGCATCTCCGTTGCCGCAGTGCATCGCGCCTTCGTGTCGCGCCAGCCAACCGACCTGACCAACCTCGTCGGCGTCGCGCTTCTTTGGCCCGTCCACCTGCTCGGCTGGACGGCCGGCATCATCGGCGCGCTCGTCGTGTGGTTCTGGAGGGCCAAGCTGTGATTGCCCAGGTCGAGCCGATCTTTGACGGCTACGTGCGCAGGCTCTTCGAGCCGAAGCCGCACATCGCGGCGGCTCTCCTGGCCCACGAGCGCAAGGCCGTGTGCGTCGAGCGTGTCTGCGATCAGATCCGCCGCGCCGAAGCGTCCTGCAACATCGGCCGGAAGATGAACGTCGAGCGCTTCCGTATCATGATCGAAGCGGCGGCCAAGATGTTCTGCGAGAACGCGCTGCGCAACCTAGAGGAGCGAGCACTCTCGCAGGCCGAGCGGACACGCCGCGAAGACGAGGCTCGGCGCGAGAAGCAGCTGGAAGCCGAATTCGACGAGATGCAAGCCGAAGCCACGTCGGGCAAGCTGGTCTCACACCCGGGCGCTGTTGCCCGATGAGCTTCCTTTGGAGGACAGACACCATGAGCGCGAAGAAGAACCCCCATGCCATCGATCCGGCGAAGGAGCCGGAGCTGGCCAAGCGAGTCGCCCAGATGTACGGCAAATCGGTCAACGGCCCGACGCCCGCCCAGGTGGACGAGCTCCGTGCCGACATCGCCCGCCAGAAGGCCGCGCGCGCCGAGCATGCTCGGAAGGAGGCCGAGAAGAAGAAGGCCGCCGAAGCCGCTGCGGCGAATCCGCCTCCGCCGCCTCCGCCGACTCCGGCCGCCTGAGCCAGCACCACCCGCTAGGGCGAACAACGTGGACGATATCGACAAGCCGCAGCTCGAATCGTCCACGCCTTCGTTTTCGGACTACGACCCCGAGACGATCGCGTGGCAGGCGCAGCTCATTGACGACGTGTTCCACAACTGGGACTACTCGCTTGGGATGCACGAGGCCCTGCTCTCCGGGTCGGTCGGCTCAGGGAAGAGCCTGCCGGCCGCGCACATCGTCTGCCGGCACCTCCTGACATACCGAGGCGCGAGGGCGGTGATCGGGCGCCGCGCGATGCCCGACCTGCGTGAGACCTTCTACCGCAAGCTGGTCGAGCACATGATGGGCGCGCGCCGCACGGACGGCTCTCCCTTCAAGGAAGGCACCGATTGGGGCTACACCGAGTCAACCTGCTCGATGTGGTTTAAGAACAAGTCAGAGGTGATCGCGCGCTCCTGGGCCAAGGGCAATCCGCAGAGCCTCGGCTCCTTCGAGGCGAGCATTGCCGTCGTCGAGGAGGCCACGGAGAACGGGCCGCGCGACTATGCCGCGATCAAGTACCTCCGCACGCGGGTCGGCCGCCTGCCTCACGTGCCCCAGGCCTTCGTGCTCTACATGGCCAACCCCGAGGCGCCGAGCCACTTCCTCTACGACGACTTTCAGATCGGAGCGCGCCAGGCGCGGGCGAAGAGCGCCGACCTCAACCCGACGCGGCATGTCTACTTCTCGCGCACCGAGGACAACCCCTTCCTGCCGGCCTGGTACATCGGCCAGCTCAAGCGCGACATGGACCCGAAGCTGGCGCGCCGCCTCCTCTACGGGGAGTGGGTCGAGATCGCCGGCGAGGTGATCTACCGGAGCTACACCGAGGCCGGCAACTTCCGGCCCGAGAGCTACACGGTTCAGGAGCATCTGCCGATCTACATCTCGTGGGACTTCAACGTTGGCGAGGGCAAGCCGCTCTCGCTCTGCCTGTCGCAGTACCACGGCGGCGCCTTCCACTTCTTCGCCGAGGTGGTAGTCGACGGCGCGCACACTGACGACGCGCTGGAGGAGCTGGCGGCGCGCGGGCTGCTCAAGTACGAGACGCACTACATCATCCACGGCGATGCCACAGGCGCGGCGCGATCGACGCAGAGCAAGCACTCCAACTACGACCTGATCCGCGACTTCTTCAACCGCTACCGCCCGCCGCACGGCGGCCGCTTCGACTTCACGGTGGACGTGGGGAAGAGCAACCCGCCGGTGCGCACACGTCACAACGTCGTAAACGCCTATTGCCGCAACGAAGCCGGCCAGCGCCGTTTCTTTGTCTACCGCGATTGCCCTACACTGAACAAAGGCATGAAGCTGACGAAGCTCAAGAAGGGCGGCCAGTACATCGAGGACGACGGCCCAGGCTGCCCGTACCAGCACATCACGACGGCCGCCGGCTATCACGTCATGCGCGTCCACCGGTCGCAGGCCGCCCCGTCGCGAATCTACGAAAGGCAAATCCGATGATGATGGTGACCAACGAAGACGAGCTTCTGAAGCAGGAAGTGCGGAAGCAGATCATCGCCGACATCAAGGGAGCGGAGAACGCGGCGCGCAAGGCCGAGTGCAAGCGGCGCTACGACATCTACAAGGACCGCACGAAAGAGCATGTCATCGAGGCCCTGCGCAAAGAGGGCCTGAAGGAGCAGACGCTAGCGCAGATGGCCAACCGCGCCGGCAACATCTCCGTCTGCCGGAAGATCGTGAACAAGAAGGCGCGCGCCTACAGCTCGCCCGTCGTGCGGACCGTCGAGGGGAACCCAGAGGCAACAGCCGCGGTCTCTCAGCTCGCGCAGATCCTCCTATTCAACAGCACGATGCGGAAGGCCGATCGCTGCCGGGAGCTGCAGCGCAACGGAGCCATCTTCCTGACGCCCGAGCCCGTCGCCGGCGAGGACACGCCGGAGCGCCGCAAGTACATGCTCAAGCTCAAGGCCCTCTCGCCTTGGGAGTACGACGTGGTGGAGGATCCGGCCGATCGCGAGAAGCCGATGGCCTACGTGCTCTCCTACTACGGAGCTGCCGGCGCGACGCAGGGCCAGCCGTCTACCGAGCAGGCGGCCGGCGTCCACACGCCGAAGACGCTCACGCTTGCGCCGCTGAGCGACGGCCGAGACGCGAAGATCGCTGACAACCCGGACGACCAGGGCAAGGGGCACGTCGAGGAATACATCTGGTGGACGCGCTCCTACCACTTCACGACCGACGCTTCGGGGGAGATCATCGCGGCGAAGTCGCCGGCCGACAACGCCAACCCCATCGGCAAGCTCCCGTGCGTCAACAACGCAGACGACCAGGACGGCCGCTTCTGGGCCGTTGGTGGCGACGACATCGTGGACGGCGCGATCTTGGTCAACAAGAAGATCACCGACATGAACTACGTGGCCTTCCTCCAAGGCTTCGGTCAGTGGGTCTTCATTGGCGCCAACCTCCACAAAGCCGAATTCAAGATGGGTCCGAACAACGCCATCATGATGGAGTACGCGGCCGACAAGGACGAGCCGCCTCCGAGCGCGCAGGTGCTCAGCGCCTCGCCTCCGCTCGACTCCTGGATGCGGATGGTCGAGCAGTACATCGCGCTGCTCCTCACGACGAACAACCTCAGCAGCGCGAACGTCTCCGGCCAGCTCACGGCGAGCACCTTCCCGAGCGGCATCGCCATGCTCATCGAGCAGAGCGAGAGCACGGACGACATCACCGAGAAGCAGCTTGAGTACTCGCACATGGAGCGGTGCCTCTGGAGCATCGCGGCCGACTGGATCAACCTCTACCGGCCGACCGACAACCTCTGCTCGGAGATCGCGGAGATCTCGCTGCCGCCCAATCTCGTCGTCTCGGCGAAATTCCTGGAGGCGAAGCCGGCTCTCTCCGAGGCCGAGCGCCTGGCCAATATCAAGGCGCGCAAGGACCTTGGCATCAACGAGGAAGTCGATCTGATAATGATCGACAACCCCGGCATGTCGCGCGAGGAGGCCGAGAAGAAGCTGCTCGCGATCAAGGGCCGGCAGATCGACGAAGGCCTGCAGGTGCCGCGCGAAGACCTGAAGCCAGAGGGTGGCGCGGGCGACGCCGACGACTACGACGAAGACGACACCGATGGCTGAGCAGCAGAAGGTCACGATTGAGCTGCCCGACTGGGTCGCGGATCTGCCCCTGGCCCAGCGCCGGGCGATCGGCGACGACATCGTCCAGTTCATTCGCGACCGCTGCGCTGTCGGCCAGGGCGTGCGGCGGCACGGCAACCACTTCCGCACGTACAGCTTCCCCGCCTACTCGAAGGAGTACGCAAAGGCGAAGGGACAGACGCGCGTCGACCTTGTCCTCTCCGAGGAGATGCTCTCGGCGCTCGACTCCTTCAACGTCAAGGAGACCAGCATAGACATCGGCTACCGCGGCAACGCGAGGCTGCAGGGCAAGGTCGAGGGCAACCGCATCGGCAGCTACGGCGGCGCTCCCAATCCGGCCAAGGCGCGCGACTTCCTCGGCGTGACCAACGCTGAGCTTGCCGCGATCCTGGCTCCGTACAAGCCCGCGGCCTCTGGCGCCGCCGACGAGGAGGAGTGATGGCGACGATCCGCAGCACCTCGCTCAGCGATGCGATGCAGCAGCTCCTCGCGAAGGTTGACCTATCGGCGCGCGAGTACCAGGAGCTGGCCGACGGTTACGCCCAGGACGCGCGCGAGATCATCTACGACCGCACGAAGGCCGGGCGCGGCGTCTCGGAGATGGGCGGCACGGCTGTCTCCCTGCGGCCCCTCGCGCCGGCAACCGTGGCGCGGCGGGAGCGCATCAAGATGCACGCCTCGACGAGTCCGCGCACGAGCAACCTCACCGAGACCGGTCAGATGCTGGAGGACATGCAGGCGAAGAAGCGAGGCGGCTTCCACCTGATTGGCTTTCGCACAAGCCGCAGCGCAAAGGTAGCGGGTTTCGCGCACGAAGGCGGGCGGCCGTTCCTCTTCCTGGCCGCGGCCGAGCTGAAGGTTCTGGCCGACAAATTCAGACGACGGTTTGCGGAGCTTGTCAAGCGCCGCTTGAGATGACACACTTTGGAGGTGCCCCCAAGATGCAAGTGGACAGTGGGAATGCCGGCGGTGCCGGCAACGGCCAAGGCAGCGGCGGTGCCGCGAGCGGCGGCGGGAATGATGGCGGCAGCGGTGGCGGACAGTCGGCCGGCAACGGCAGCGACTCTAACGGCCAAAGCGCGATGGTCCCGAAGAAGGATCTCGAACGCGCGCTAGGCGATCTGCACCGGTTCAAAGACCAGGCGCGATCGCAGGCCTCGCAGATCACCGAGCTGCAGAGCCAAATCGAGAGCCTGAAGACGAAGCAGGCTGCGGACGCAAACGACTACAAGGCGCTCTACGAGTCCGAGAAGGCCAAGAGCGCCGAGACCGTGCAGAAGTACACCGACCTGCTCGGGCACACGGTCAAGACGGAGCGGCACCGCGCAGCCTACCCGGCCCTGAAGAAGGCCGGGCTTCGTGACGACGCGGAGAGCCTCATCGACGTGATGGACATGAGTCCGATGCACGTAGAGGCGACCTCGAGCGGGCGGTTCTCGGTGGACGGGGTGGAGGACTGGGTCGAAGCCCAGAAGCTCAAATTCCCCTACGCCTTCCAGAAGCCCAACGGCCCGAACGTCAACGGCTCTACCGGCAACGGCGGGCACCAAGGCGGCCCAGTGCGGCACACGGCGGCAAGCCTCTACGCGCTGGAGCAGGAGTGCAGGAAGAAGGGCGACATGGCTCCGTGGCGCGCAGCGATCGCGGAGATGCAACGGCAGAAGCAATCACAGGCTCGCTAACGGACGGCGAGCCCTAACTTAAAGAGAAGGGAAGCGCGCGATGAGCGACCAAGTGATGGGGAAAACCACCGAGCTCGACGGGATCACCCCGGAGATCTGGAGCGCCGCGTTCTACCCGACGCTGCTCCAGAAGCTCCCGTTCAACGACTCGGTGAGTCGTGACTACGAGGGCGAGATCCAGTCGCTGGGCGACGTGGTCAACATCAACGACTTCCCGCAATTCGACGTCGCCCAGGACATCCTGGAAGACGAGCGTGCGGACGCCGACTCGGTGACTGCGAACAAGCAGCAGCTCACCATCAACAAGCAGCTGGTGAAGGACTACATCCTAACCAACCGCGCGCTGCGCCAGAGCCTCGACGCGCAGGCGAAGCTGCGTGACCTGGCGATGTTCGCCATCCTCAAGCGGATGCAGCAGATCATCATCGCCGAGATCGCCCCGTCGTCGTCCGCTCCGGACCACGTCATCGCCTACGACTCGGGCACCACCCTCGGGCTCGCGGACATCCTCGAAGCGAAGGAGCTGCTCGACACGGCCGACGTGGAAGAGGCGGGCCGCACGATGGTGATCGGCGCCGCGCAGGAGAACGACCTCTTTAACATCACGGGCTTCACCTCCCGCGATTTCGTCGAGGGCTCGCCGATGGCGACCGGCTCGCTCAGCCCGAGCGTGCTGGGCTTCGCGAAGAAGTGGACCACGGAGGTCTCGACGAGCTCCTACTTCTTCAACCCGATCTTCCTGACGATGGCCGTCCAGGAGGCGCCGGGCGTCAAGGTCTACGACCTCGGCGTCGACGGCAAGCGCGCCCAGCGCGTCAACCTCGACGTGCTCTTCGGCGTGAAGCAGCTGAGCAACAAGCGCGTCGTCTCGATGGCGTAACGCGCGGCCGAAAAGCCCCCAAGGTTTTTCTCGGCGTCTCAAACCAAACTTCTGAAAGGCCTTCGACATGACGATGCTCGGATTCGCGGGGCAGCGCTTCCAAAAGGTGTTCTACTTCGCCTACGGCGGGACCGGCGACGGCTCCAGCGCCCAGGCGCCTCTCAGCATGGCGGCGGACAACGCCACGGTGATGGACATCCCGGCCGGGACCTTGATCGACAAGGTCTACTGCATCGTGGACACCGCCGTCACCGGCACGACCAACTTCGACATCGGCGACGACGACGATCCGGACGGCTTCCTGGACGGCTCGCTCTCCGTCACGCTCGGCACGCCGGGCATGTACGGTTACAACGCGAAGGTGGCCGGCGACTACCTGCGGGTGCAGACCGCGGGCGCGACCGACGCGCTCGACATCTACGTCGTGCCGACCGGCAAGTACTACGCCGCCGCCGGCAAGGAGCTGAAGATGGACCTGACGACCGCGGCCACCGCCGGTGCCCTGCGCGTCGTCGTCGAAGGCATCTACTTCGGCCGCTAATCGATTCTCCTGAGCTGGTCGCCAGGCGCATGGGTCCAAGCCCCGTGGCCTGGCGATTGCTCTCTCAGCCAACCCCAAGTGCAAGGGAATTCCGACATGCCTACGCGGATCATCGCCCTCGTCCTCAGTCTCGCTGCCGTAGGCCTCGCCGCCTGCGGCTGCTCGCGCGCCGACGGTGCCCAGGTGGGGCCGCTCTACGCCGACAAGAACCTCTCCGACCTCGACAGCGCCGCCACCGCTCGGACAAACCTCGGAGTGGCCGCGGCCAGCTCCGGGACGTACACGGCGCCGACCGTGGCGACCAGCCTCACGGCGAGCTACGCGACGGCAACGACCGTCCCGTACTTCGATGCCTCGAAGAACCTCGTTTCGAGCGCGGTCACGCCCACGGAGCTCGGCCTGCTCTCCAGCGCCGATCGCGTCGTGAAGGTCGAGAAGCAGGCGCTCGCGGCCGTCCGCACCGCCGGCGGTGTGCTCGGGTGGACCAACCCCACCGGCGGCTCCATCATCGTGACCGGGCTCGTGCTCAACGTGACGACTGCGAGCACCGGCGCCAGCACGATCAACTGCGGCATCGGCACGGATGCGACGACCGCGAGCGACGTGCTCATCGACGGGGTGTCTGGCACTCCGGCAGCGGTGCTGGACGATCAGAAGGACGCCGGCACAAACGGAGTTGGCGCTGGCCTAGTGGCGTCAACGGAGGCCGTCACCTGTTCTGAGGCATCGGGCGATGTCACCGGCATCGCCGGCTTCGCCTACATCTACTACCACGCGATCTAACGCGGGAAAGCCCCCAAGCCCATGGCACTCGTAAATCAACGCGTGTACCACATCGACGGCGCGACGCTCGAAGACAAGAGCGTGTCGGCCAATTCGATCTTCGCCGACGCCGCGACCGTCGACATCGCAAGCGGCGAGTACCTCTACGTCGGCAGCGATCTCCCCTTCAACCATCGCTACTTCAAGGTCTCGACGGCGAACACGAACAGCGCTTCGCTCACCGTGCAGATCTGGAACGGCGAGTGGGTCGACGCTGTCGACGTGATCGACCAGACCACGGCGAGCGGGCGCGCGCTCTCGCAGAGCGGCATCCTGTCGTGGACGACTCCGAAAAACGGGGCGTGGCAGCAGGAGGACACCGAGAACATCGCGGCGCTCTCCACCCTCCGCATCTACGGCTTCTACTGGGTGCGCATCGGCGTGAGCGCAAGCCTCTCGGCGACCACTGCTGTCCAGTACATCGGCCACAAATTCGCCACGGACGACGACCTTGGCGGCTACTATCCGAATCTCGTGGCTAGCTCTGTCATGTCGGCTTACGAGAGCGGCAAGACCGATTGGGACGAGCAGCATCTCCTGGCCGCCGAGGAGATCGTGCAGGACGTGCGTCGGCGCGGCATCGCTTGGAACCCGAATCAGCTCCTCGACTGGGAGCAATTCCGGATTGCGGCGGTGCATCGCGTGGCTGCAAACATCATGATCCCTTTCGGCGCCGACTACCGCGACGACCGAGCCGTGGCCTTGAAGGACTACGAGAAGGCCATGAACCTCAAAATCTTCACCGCCGTCGATCTCAACGAAGACGGCCGCGTCGACGACGACGAGCGTCGACCGTTCACGGGGCTGCACCGCTCGTGACCACCGAGATCACCACCATTTCCGACGGGCTCGTGGCGCGGGTTGCAGCCCTGCTCACGAGCCATACGCGCCTTTCCAACCCCTACGACCTCGCGAACAACAATGACCTGGTACTAACGCAGGGCTACGGGGTTGCCCTCGGCTCGGCTGCGCCGACGCGGCGAAGCATGAGTTGCCAGGTGTCGGTGAAGCGGACGTTCCGCATCTCGCTCACGCGCCGCGCTCCGGCCATCGAGGGCGATGCTGCTACGCGCTTCTCCACCGAGCGAACGCTGCTCGAAGATCTGCAGACGCTGATCGACGACTTCGAGAAGAACAACGCGCTCCTGACGACGGGCGACTACCTCGTCATGTACGATCGAGATACCGGCATCTTCCCAGTGCGTGCCGGGAGCAACAGCTACCTAGCCGTCACAATGGACGTGACGGTCGAATACCAGCGCAACCTATAGCGGAAGGGACCGCAAGCCATGGCGAGCATCAACACGCGCAATACCGCCTTCGCCCTCGTCCCCGAGACGACCGAGGGCACTCCGGTCGAGCCGTCGGCGGCTACGCAGTACACCTCCGTGCAGGCGGCCTTCACGATGGCGCCGCAGACGGCCGTGCTGGAGAGCCCGGAGTACCGACCGAGCATCGGGCAGGCCAAGCCGATCCTCGGGGCCGAGGCGCCGGCCATGAATTTCCAGCACGTACTCCGGCACTCGGGCACTGAGGGGACTGCCCCCGACTATAACGACGCTCTCAAGGCCTTCTTCGGCGCCGAGACGGTCAACGGTACGCAGCGCACGACCGACTCCGGCTCTACCACCTCCGTCATCAACGTCGGCGCCGGCACCGGATCAGACTTCGTGCGCGGCTCGGCGATGCTCATCAAGGATCCGACGAACGGCCGCCGCATCCGCGCGGTCTACAGCCGCTCGACCGACGCCATCACGCTCGGCTTCCAGGTGCCCACCGCCCCGGCCTCCGGCATCGGCCTTGGCAAGTGCATCTACTACACCCCGCAGAACAGCGGGCACCAGACGCTGACGGCTTGGCAGTACATCGGCAACGGCGGTGCCATCAAGATGATGGCCGGCGCGCGCTTCACCGGTCTGCGCCTCGCAGCCAACGCCGGCGAGCTGATAAACCTGGAGATGACGGCCCAGGGCCTCGGCTTCTACATGAATCCGATCGTCATCACGTCGTCCACCCGCTACATCGACTTCACCGACGACGACGGCACCTTCGCCGCGGCTGTCGAAGTGCGCGCCTACAAGGACCCGCACGAGCTGGCCGAGGCGCTCCAGACGGCGATGCGCGCCGCGAACACCGGCGAGACCCACACCGTCACCTACTCCAACAGCACGGGCAAGTTTACCTTCACCTGCACTGGCACCGCGCTCTCGCTGTTGTGGAATAGCGGCGCGAACACCGCCAACTCCATCGCGACGAAGGTCGGCTTCACGACGGCCGCGGACAGCTCGGGCACCGCGGCGTCGACCGGCTACACGTCGGCCAACGCGATGACGCTGACGAGCCCCTACACCCCGACGCTCGACGACGCGGAAGCGATCGCCGCGCGCAACCACGAAGTGATGATCGGCGACGCGAGTGACTACACCTGCTTCAACGCGGACGAGGTGGTCTTCGACGCCCAACTCACCCGCGCGCTCAACACGAGCATCTGCGCGACGACCGGGGTCGCTAGCTCCATCATCGTGGACCGCAAAGCCACCCTCACCGTCTCCGCGCTGCTCGACCAGTACAACGCTGAATTCTTCAAGCGCTACCGTGCCGGCACGACCACGCGCTTCCAGTACAGCTTCGGCGTGAAGAGCGGCAACCAGTGGGTCGAGGGCAAGTGCGGTTACCTCTTCCTTCCCACGCTCACCGTCACCGGCTGGGACGTGGTGGAGCAGGACGGCCAAGCCAAGCTCAACCTCACGCTGACGCCCTACGTCGACTCGTCGGGCAACGGTGAGATGTACCTCGGCTTCCTCTAAAGAAAGTTTGCGCCTGCCGCCCCGCGGTTCGCTTGGGGGCTTTCCACGTGGCGGCGGCGCTAGGACCTCGGGGCATGTCCTTAAAAGGCCCCACCATCACCCCAACCCCAAAGCCCCCAGCTTTTAGAAGGAAGGCCCCCAATGCCATCGACCATCAAGCAAGTCTTCGTGCCGACGCTGTGCAGGCCCCAGGACGGAAAGCCGAGCCCCTTCCACTACGCCGGCTCTGTGACGCTGTGGCGCCCGAAGTACGGCGAGCGAAAGGCGCTGATCGCCGAGATGGGCGGCGAGGATGCCCTGCTCTCCGAGATCGAACACGCCATCACGAAGCACCAGGGCCTCGACGGCGCGCCGGTGCCGGAGCCAGATCCTGCGGCGAAGGCCAAGGATCGGTTAGAATTCAAGAGCGCGATCAAATTCCTCATCGAGCAATTGCCGGCCTACGTCGCCGAAGTTGACATCAAGCGCCTGCCGGAGCATCCGGACGGCGCCTTTCACTTCACGACGCTGGAGCAGCTCGAGGTGGATAGCGACATGGAGTTTGTGCTGGTGGAGTTGGCCTCTCAACTGACGGTGCAGTACCGCCTGGGAAAGCAGAGCTAAGTGCGATTCAAGCCGCGGCGCGGGCGGCCCACAAGGGGTTGCCCTTCCGCACCAAGCTCGGCGCCGCGGTCCTAACAGAAGTGATGGAGCGGAGAAGGTTGGCAGACCTCGGACTAACCGAAAGCCTAGAGAGCATGCCGGCCGTGCATGTCGAGGCGCTGCTTGCCGCTGAGAAGGAACTGGCGCACCTAGACCGCATCGACCGAACCGCGAAGGTGAAGGCGTGAGCGAAGCGACAGCCGAGCTAAAGGTGCTGCTTGAGATCCGCGATGCAATGCGGAATCTCGACGACATCAAGGCGAAGACGCAGGATACAGAGAAGGGGGTCGACAAGTCCTTCTCCGTCATGAAGGGTGCGGCTGCGACCTTCGTCGGCTTCCTCGGCTCGCAGGCTGTCGTGAAAGCCTTCGGCGTTATCAAGGACGTAGTCGCCGAGGGCATCGGCGCGGCGATAGAACACGAGAAGACGTGGGCCGGCCTGCGCAAGTCGATGGAGCTGGCGGGCGATGCCTCCGATGGCGCACTCAACGCCATGTCGGAATTCGCCGACGAGATGGAGGCGCGCACCCTCTTCGACGACAAAGAGATTGCGAACGGCCTCAAGCTCGCGCTCTCCTTCGGCACGTCGGCTGAGGAGGCGCGCAAGCTCGTCGAGGCTGCCGGTGATCTCTCGGCGGCCACAGGCCAGGACCTGTCCTCGTCGATTCAGGTTCTCGGGCGATCTCTAACCGGTGTGCTCGGGCCTCTCGACCAGTTGATCCCTGCTACGAAGGATCTCACGCGAGAGCAGCTTGCCGCTTTCGGCGCGATCGACGCCGTTCTAGATCGCTTCGGCGGCTCGGCCAAGGCGGAGACGGAGACCTTCGCCGGCTCCGTCAACAAGGTCGCGGATGCATGGGGCGACTTCACGAAGCAGATCGGCTTCGCCATTACTGAGAGCGAGCTTCTAAAGGACGCGATCGACCTGCTCGCCGAGGGCATCAAGAAGATCACGCCGACGCCCATCGATGAAACGAAGAAGGCTCTCCAGAAAGCCAAGGACGAAGCGATCGAGTTGGCGCGCGAGGCCAACCGAGTCTTTCAGGCAAGCGGCGGCGATCCGGAGAGCCCCGAGGGCAACAAGCTGCGCGATGCGATCGACGAGCTGTATGCCCGCCCGCTCGAATCATTCAAGGAGCAGGTGCCGCTGCATATGGCGGCCATCCGTGAATTCGATGAGCAGCGCGTGCGGGCCGAGGAAAAAACACAGACGCGGCTTCAAGGTGTTCGCGACGACGCGGCACGCAAGGAAGCTGAGAAGAACGCGAAGAAGAAGGCGCCTGCGCAGGCAGCAGCGCCTTCGATTGCGGATCTGCGCCGCGCTTCGGACACGGACTACCAGGTCTATCAGCCCGAGCAGAACCTGCTCGACGACGCCGCTGTCGATGCGCGTCTTGAGAAGATGGGCTCTGGCCTGGCCGACGCCTTCGCGGCATCGCTCGCTGAGGGCGATGGAGCTTCCGCGGCGCGCGCCTTCTTCCAGGCTGGCGGCGCGGCGATCGCCGAGAGCTTCGTGCCAGGCCTCGGCAAGCTCGTCGGCCCCGTGCTCGGAAAGCTGATGGACGGCCCCGAGGCCACGAAGCAATTCATTCGCGAATTCATTGAGGCCGTTCCGGACATCATGGTCGCCGTCGCCGAGGCGATGCCTGCCGTCGCCGAGGCGTTTGTCGATGTGATGGTGAACAAGGGCGGCGCCGAGCGGATCGCGCTGGCGATGGTCAAAACCTTCTCCGGCGCCTCCTCTCTGGAATACGCCGGCAAGCGCTTCGGCGAGGAGGCCGGCCTCAACTTCAACGACAACCTCAACTGGGACAACCTCGACACGACGATCAGCATGGCGTTCGAGCAGGGCGCCGCGCGGATGCATAACTTCAACAACAACTTCAACAGTTCCGTCACCAACTTCGGCAATCGCGCGCACGACTTCAGCGCGGCTTTCCGCGCCGGCTGGGACCGTGCTCCTGGCGCCATCAAAGAAGGCTTCAACGCTGGCTGGCTCGACACAAAGGAGAACGTGGAGACCGGCTTCTCCAACGCCTGGCTCGCCGTGCAGAAGACTGTCGAAGACGCCTGGGAGACGCTCGCCCTGCCGACGATCCCAGAGCCGGACTGGCTGGCGAATTTCGGCAAGTGGGTCGACAAGCTCGTCGGGTGGACGGGTGTCGGCGGCGGCGGTGGCGGCGATGGCAATCCGATAAAGAAGCTCGACCCGAGCACTTGGCTCACTGGCGGCGACGACGGGAGCATGGCCATCGCCTACCAGCTCACGCTGCTCTACGACCTGGTCAACGCGCGCCTGCCTGAGAGCGTGTCGATCAAGTGGAACGACCAGGTTGTCGGCTCTCTGATGTTGAGCGCTAACCGCACCGGCAAGCGGGTGAACGGATGACAGCGACCACGACCAACGCGCGCTTCATGGCGAATAACTTCATTGGAGACGACATCGTCATCTCCTCGACGAGCGAGAGCGGGAGCTACCCGCTCACCAACTTACTGACGACACGGCGCGACGAGCTGTGGAAGGCCGGCGGCTATTTCGAGATCGACTCGACGAACAACAAGCTCTACTTCAACGACGGCTCGGCACGCACGGCAACGATCGCCAGCGGCGGCTACTCCCCTAGCGGGCTGATCACGGCGATCGCCGCGGCCGTTGTGGCATCGGGCTCCTCGGTGACGTGCACAGCGTCGGCGTACCTGACGGCCCCGTACATCTGGCAGCTCGTCTTCAGCTCCTCGGTGACGCTCTCGCTATCGAGCACGTCGGCCGCCGTTTGGGACACACTCGGCTTCACCGGCAGCACGGACCGCACGGGGACCACCTTCGTCGCCGACGCGGCGCGCGCCCACACCTACGAGGCCATCACCTGGAACCTCGGAGTAGCCCGCACGCCGACCTTCTTCGGCGCCTTCGCCGAGCACGCCCGTACCCTCTCCCTGAGCCAGGGCGCGACGCTGACACTCCAGGCGAGCAACCTGGACTCCTGGGCCAGCCCTCCGCTGAGCGTCAGCCTGACACGCGACGACCGCGGCATCTTCGAATTCCTCGACTCGCAATCGACGAGCGACTACGAGTACTGGCGCCTGAAGATCGTGGACAGGACGAACGCCCTCGGCTCTGCCGGGATCTCGCTCGGCTACGTCTACCTCGGCGACCACTTCGTGATGCCGGAATTCTGCAACCTCGGGAGCGGCTACGAGCTCACGTACACCGATCTCAGCACCATGACGCAGGCGCGCACGGGCGCGCGCTACTTCTCGAAGCTCCCGCGCGTGCGGTCGTGGAGCGGGCTGAGCGTCGGCGTCTTCCGCGATGCCACGCAGCGCCGCGTCTTCGAGCAACTGGTGTACGACCTCGGGCAGTCCGAGGCCTTCGTGCTCTCGCTAGACCCGGCCCTTGAAGTCAGCTCGTCGCTCGCAGAGCAGACGTTCCTCGCGCGGCTCAACGGCGACACGGTTCCCTTCCGCCACATCTTCGGCACCAACTTCGCCGTGAGCCTCGGCGCGGTGGAGGTCGCGTAGCGCCGTGGCACTCTCGGACGTTGAAGCGACACCCTCGACGACGCGGCAGATGCTCGTGCGCTTGCAGCTCGGGTATACCATCCCGGCGTCTGAGTGGTCCCCAACGTCTGTGCTCTACGTCTGGAAGACTACGCTTCGGTTCCCCGTCGCCAGCATCGGCTCTCCGGTGATCGACCCGCACCCGGAGCATTCCGGCGCCTCCTGGACGACGATGTCGAGCGAGTCATGGTTCTATGACGAGGACGCGGCCACCCTCTACGTCTGGCAGGGGACGAACGACCCGCCGACGGGCGAGTACGCGATCACCGTTCGCTACAACCTCCTGCTCACCGACGGCGTGAAGCAGGAGCTGCCGCGCGACCCGACGGCGACGACCGGCTACAAGTACCCGTGGCTGCCGCGGCTACGTGAAGGCTTCGCCGTTCGCGCCGACTGGGCGGAAGTCCTGGCTGGCGTCGT